GGTGCTAATTTCCTTACAGCAGCTGTGTCAACGCCTGCTGATGTTATGGGTCATTCTCTTCTTCTACTTTGGGGTCCTGAGTCTCAGGGCGACTTCGTCCGGTGGTGCCAACTTGGAGGGCTTTGGTCCTTTGTTGCTCTCCACGGTGCCTTTGCCCTAATCGGTTTCATGCTTCGCCAGTTTGAAATTAGTCGTTTAGTAGGTATTCGTCCGTACAATGCGATTGCTTTTTCGGGTCCTATTGCCGTATTCACTTCTGTATTTCTCATCTATCCACTTGGACAGTCAAGTTGGTTCTTTGCGCCGTCATTTGGTGTTGCAGCGATCTTCCGCTTTCTGTTATTCCTGCAGGGATTCCACAATTGGACGCTTAATCCATTCCATATGATGGGAGTTGCTGGTATTCTTGGTGGGGCCTTGCTTTCTGCCATTCATGGTGTTACAGTAGAGAATACATTGTATGAAGACGGTGATCAAGCAAACACATTCAAAGCATTCGACTCAACCCAAGAGGAAGAGACCTATTCAATGGTCACTGCTAACAGATTCTGGTCTCAGATTTTTGGGATCGCTTTCTCCAATAAGCGTTGGCTTCATTTTTTCATGCTGTTTGTTCCTGTTATGGGTCTTTGGACAAGTTCCATTGGTATTATTGGTCTCGCACTCAATCTACGTGCTTACGATTTTGTCTCTCAGGAGATTAGAGCAGCAGAGGATCCAGAGTTTGAAACGTTCTATACGAAAAACATCCTCCTCAATGAAGGACTCCGTGCCTGGATGGCTCCAGTAGATCAACCGCATGAGAACTTTGTGTTCCCAGAGGAAGTCTTGCCAAGAGGCAACGCTCTGTGATATACTAAGGACCTTCGGGTCCTTTTTTTATGACTCACTTCGATTACATCACAAAACACATGCTTCCTGGTTGGGTTGAGTCTTGGACTTATAACTTCAAGATATGGGCAGACCTGATGACTGGTAACTACGCCCCATATGCAAATCCTTGGGGTGAAAGTCCAGAAAGAGAATGTTATGAATGGTTCTGGTCATCTATCAACCTAGATGATATTTACTCCAAAGAGTTTGTTGAAGATATTGTACAGAGAATGAAAGACGTTAAGAGTGGTAAAGTCAAAACAATTCCTTATGACAAAATTCTTGAAGAATGGTCAGAGGATGTACAAAAATATTATGAGGAAAAATGAACAACTTTGAAGTATTCTTTTATTTCGTTTGCTTTGCTGTTATTGCAGGTGCTGCATTTGCGATGATGTGGGGTAATATTCAATCCATTAATCAGGAGATGAATAAACCTAAACCCAAACCACGTCATCCAGAGGCACCTGAGGAAGGTGAAGAAGTAATGTATGTGGATCTTTCAAGAGAAAAATTGGAAGACCTTTACAACAAGGACAAGGAGTGATATACTAAAGGGGTCTAACGACCCTCTTTTTTATGCAAGGAAATCTAGAACCAGAAGAAAACGTCATGGATGAAAACGTGGCAGCACACCGCAAGTCAGCAGCAGTCATGAAGACTGTATCAGCAGACCTTGCACAAACCATTGCAGCATTGGGTTGGGACTGCTATGATGACGTTGCTGTAGAGGTCGGTGGTACTGCTGTGTATGAGATTGATGGTGCAGGAACCAAGTGGGCACCAGTCAAGGGCACACGAAAGTATAACAAGGACGCATTCATCGTAATCAAGAACAGGAGTCGCTCACCATTCGACCCTTCAAAAGCACCAGAAAATAAATAACCACAATTCGTATTCTATTATGAACAAGAACGTATTTGTTGTCTACACAAAGGTTGGTTGCCCGTATTGTACTAAGGTAACTAATATGTTAGCATTGGCGGAACTCCAGTACGTAGAGTACAAACTTGGTAGAGACTATGAGTATTCAGAGTTCTACGAAAAGTTTGGAGAGGGTTCTACATTCCCAAGAGTTACATACAATGATGAACTTCTTGGTGGTTGTCAGGAGACAGTCCGTTATTTGAAAGAAAACAATCTAGTGTAAATCAATGGAAGAGACATGGGAACTCATTACCGTAGTAGAAAGATCTGTTGACGATGCCTTCAAGGGTAAAATTAGATTGAATATGTATGAGTACCTCAAAGCAGTCAAGGCAACTAAGCGTGACGCTAGAGAGTTTCTTGATAGTGAGACTGCCAAGAACATCAACCTAACGGTATATGATCTTGAGGATTACCTTGAAGGTGGTTCTGATGAGATGCATAAACAAATCCGTGAGGCATATGGTTATCTTGGCAAACCTGAGGCAAGAAAGATTAAAAACTTTCTTCAGAGTATAATTGCAGACGCATGTCAGTACGAGTATGACAAGAGACCAGGAAGAAAAAAACGAAAACCCACTAAATAATCAGGAACCCCACATAAATCGGGGCGTGGAGTTGCTGTTACGCAGCAGGAGGAAGAACCCGGAACCCCCAAAAACTTTTCAAGTAAAGTTCGGCAAGATGGTTTCTTTTCTCCGCAGAGAAATTGTTTTTCATCTAAACTTTTACTTGGATATTAGAAAAAAGTAGGAGAGACAAGATGTTAGCAGTAGCACTCACCGTTGGAACATTATTTTCGATCATGTTCTTTTTTGTTGGAGGTATGGTAGGATGGTTAGCGAAGGAACACTTCTATAACACTGCACCAATCATTGCTCACCCGGAAATGTTCGACACCAATGGACAACTGATTCCTGACCAAGTAATTGCATTCAATTTTGAAAATTATGACAACGACTACATCGAAGGCGAAGAAAGTTAATCTTCCGTCTAACCCATTCATTCATGAAATCCTTGAACTTGCTAGCAAACAACGTAGTAAGGCAAAGAAAGTAGAGGTTCTTAAAACGTATGATCACATTTCATTGAAGTCTATCCTCATTTGGAACTTTGATGAAAGTGTGATTTCTCTATTGCCTGAAGGAGAAGTTCCTTATGGAGACTCTGACGACCAATCCATCTACTCTGGTACTCTTTCAGAGAACATTGAGAAAGAAGCAAAGGGCGGTGAGTCTGCTACTGGTCAAGACTTAGACGGTAGAGGTAAAACTTCTCTAAGAAGAGAGTATCAAAACCTTTATCACTTTATCAAAGGTGGTAATGATAGTCTCTCTACTATTCGTAGAGAAAGTATGTTTATTCAAATGCTTCGTGGACTCCATCCTAGAGAAGCAGAAGTTTTGATTCTTGTAAAAGATAAACGTCTTACTGAAAAATACAATATCAAATGGGATGTTGTAAAGGAAGCATATCCAGATATTCAATGGGGAGGACGTTCTTGAATGACTACTGAAACCACAGTACAAGAAACACAGGAGCAAGAAATGGATAGAAGTCCTAATCCTGAAGCAAAAGATTATGGATGTTCTATCCTTCTGGAAGACACTGAACTAGAAACAACAAAAGACAAAACATTTCCTACCGATGCACGTATTGTGCGTTACAAAAAAGACGGTAGAAATTGTATAGATCTTACCCGTGCTCGAAAGGTAGTAGACATCTTTGATTTCTACTATGATAAGTATGGTCCTGGTTCTGTTGAGAGCATTGACTTTGGTTATGGTTCCGTCAACCCTAAGCTGTGGGGATACAAAAAACCTGACGACAAGAAAAAGAAATGAGCAAAGGATTTGATGTTGAGTTTGAAGTTCCCAAAGAACAAATTGATGTTCTGCTAAAAGAATACAAGAGACTGAAGAAGTATAAAAAATCAAACCTCTTTACCATCGAAAAACTAGATGGTAAAGATACTATTATTGATCAACTTACAAGAGAAGCGGAGGAAGATCCAATTGACTGATGGGTAAACATTATATGTTGAATTTGTATGGTTGCCCTTTTGAATTGCTAAACAATGAACTTTTCTTGAGACAAATAATCACAGAGGCATCTATTGCTTGTAAGGCAAACCTCATTGATATAATGTCCAAACAGTTTCATCCTCAAGGTGTAACTGTGTTAGCACTTCTCTCTGAAAGCCATATATCTATTCATACTTGGCCAGAGAAAGGTGAGGCAGCAGTCGATGTTTACACTTGCGGTAATGCAAGACCAGAACTTGCATGTGGTTATCTTTCTGATAAACTCCAAGCAACTAAAAGTTGGATGGGGTCAACCGAACGATGAAAAAGCAATGGAACGTAGACCCAGAAGACCCCACAACGCTGCTGAGACTGGTCAGCGAGTTGGAGGGGTCTCTTTATATTTTGGAATGCCTGGAGGGCACAGAAGAGGAGGTAGAGTATCTTGCGGCAATGAAGAAGAAGTATTATAAAAAATACTTCCGCT